TTGGCATCAGTGCTTCCACAGTGCTCACAGGCTATATGCCTGAGGAACTTGGATGTCATGGCTGTCCTTTCGTGATGCCGTGGGCGGATCGCGCTTTCCAACCCTCCCATCGGGCGCAAAATGTTTGAGCCTCCCAAGCGTTGTGGGATGTTGGTGCGTAACCGCCTTGAAATTTTGTGCAGTTTGATGGCAGCTTAAAAACCGATTCAAATTCGGCTTGCTCATCCGTCAGCGGCACGACTGGCTGTGCTGCCAGTGGCGTAGCCACGTTGGGTGGTGTGGTGTAAGACTCCAGTCGCGCAACAACATCGCTTCCACTGTGGCCGTCAAACTCGAACAAGGCGCGTTCCGTTTCTGGCACAGAAAACAAGTTCCAGTCCTTTGCTTCGTAGTGATTGCTGATTTGTCCAGCAGGCAAGACCGCCACAACAATAAACCAGCCGCCACCAAAACACAGTTCGCCATCGTGGTGACGCCATGACTTGTGAACAGAACATTTGCCACCGGCTGCCCACTCATTGAACAGAGCAGCGTTGTATGCCTTGCGGAAATCGTACAACTCGTTGAACGTGTGGTATCCGTCTGATGTATTGCCATCCATCACCGCCATCAAGCAAGCCCTTAACACGGCTACGCCGTTGGCAGCACCTTTGCAGGAGCCTGTGGTGATGGCTTCTTGCTCTCGCTCCCATGCACGGCTTCCGCAATCGCTTTCTGTCGTGGTCAACGCCTCCCGCGCCAATTTCAAAGTATCAGTAATGTTCATCATATGCCCTCTGTTGTTCGATTACATCTGCCCATTGTTCCTTTATCTGGTCGTCAATGGACTCCCAAGACTTATCATGGATCAAGTCATTGACCTGTACCCATGTTTCAGGTGGTAAAACCTGCTTCAAGTCACCTTTAAAGTGCTTGTTGTAGAACACTTCCCATGTCTCATAGTTGATCTCACTGTCACCAATGACATCAAACTCAACGACACATCTAGCATTCTCTACGTTTACGACCAAACCGTATGGGTTATCTTTCATTTCAATACCACCTTGACAAGAGTTAAAACACCTATAAACAGAGAGACAATCATTGTTTGTTCTCCATCCTGTTAACGGCAGTCATGATGTCCAGCATCACCTTATCGTAACCATTGGCACGGATAAGACTAGCGACATCATCCATAACGGAATGATACCAACATTCAAACTGTAAGACATCATCTTGTCCACATTCCTCGTAATCATCGATCAGAACATCATTCATAACATCACCTTGTTTAAGACATACAAACTTCTAGGGAAAACAGACACACTTCCTGCACTCATATATAAACTATAGAGTACTCTATAGGTCTTAGACATCTCTTCTATGCGTTAACGTCTATGTTAACGTCTATGTTATAAGTACTTAAGTAAGTATTACTTATAGTATTCTTACTTCAATGCATAGAAGGAATGTCCTAGTCCTATATAGTAATTGTATCACTGGTTGTCTAACTGTCAATGGTCAGTCTTCATCTAATGTGTAACAGTTTGTAACAGGTTCCACACTCACACTCTCGTCAGTGTCCTCAACGCAGTGCTCAAAAGGATCACTGTCTTGGATCATCCCGGAAGGGGACTTTGTAGGCAATCCCGGAATCTCCCTCAGACAACCATCACAGATATCTAAGAATTCATTGGTCAAGGCATGCCGTCTCACTGCCTCATGGTCTTTCAAGTTTCTATCACACACTGTACAACGCATTATTAACCCCTCTGGCTATGTAGCCCTTAGTTGATTGATTTGAGGCCCTTCTAGGCCCCTCTAAAGCCTTTTAAAGTGCTTTCTTGACTGGTAACAGTAGCTCAATAAGCCATCTGATCATAATACCCCGCAATTAAGTACGCTACAAACACCAGTCCCAAGACTGTCCAATGATTGACCTTAAACATTCTCAACCCCGAAGTTAAAAGCGATCAACTGACAGAACAGTCGATATTGTTCTAGGTGTTCCTTGTTGTCCTTGTGTGTCTTCTCGATAGCTTCTGAAAACTCTTTAACAGTACCACTAAAACAACCACAATTAACACGAATACCAATTTTAGAGTCTTTGTGAGCAGTTGTGAAGCGTCCTGATGACTTCGCAGGGCCAATGACTAAATAATCTGATGTTTTCTCTATCAGACCGTTACCAGACACCCATGCGTCACCAGACACCAATGCGTTACCGAACACCTGTGCGTCACCAGACACCCATGCGTTACCGAACACCTGTGCGTTACCAGACACCTGTGCGTTACCAGACACCTGTGCGTTACCGGTCACCCGTGCGTTACCAGACACCTGTGCGTTACCGGTCACCCGTGCGTTACCAGACACCTGTGCGTTACCGGTCACCCGTGCGTTACCGGTCACCAACGCGTTACCAGACACCCATGCGTTACCAGACACCCATGCGTTATCAGACACCCGTGCGTTATCAGAAATATTCTTTGTCATTTTAAACCTTTAAATTTATCAATTACAGTTCTCAGCTTCAATCCTTACCATGTCCTCGATGTCAAGGATTATCTGATAGTCTACAATATCCCTCATGTCAGGAGGGTTATCATCTCGATAGCCTTCCAGATAGAGGTCAGTGCATCGAACGATCAAGGGCAGGGACTCGATGGACTGAGTCTCGCAGAGGCCATAGAAGTCAAAGCCTTTAATGGTGTAGCTGAATTGTTTGATCTTGGTCATTTTGCCCCCCTCGCTTTAATCATTTCATCCGCTTGATGGTAGGAGGCTTTTGCGGTTTCGTTTGGATTCCTGCTCATGCGCCACTCTGAATCACTGACAAAACCCTGCATCGCCTTGGCTGCAAAGTAGTCGCGCAGTGTCATGCCGTCTTGCTGTAAAGCACTTTCAAGCTGTGCAGACCGACCATATCGTCCCAATGCTGGAAACGCTGGTCCACCTGTGTTTGTGTTAGCTGTCATACTGGTGACTCCTCATGATTGTTAGGGTTAAACTTAGGACGTTTGTGTCCTGTATCGAGTGGATTAGGGAAGGCAGGGAAGGGCCAGACAGTGCGTTTCCAGACATAGCCACCATCAGGTGAACGGATTACTTTAAATTTTAACATTGTAGTCAACCTTTCGAGAACAAGATACAGACAATCATAAAGATCAATGCTGCATAAGCCCCTACAAAGTAGTTCAAGAGACCAGCACAGACCAAGAACCACACAAGGTATTTACCTTCGTTTACATCGTACATTTGTCAACCCCTTTTACGCCTTGCGGCTGGTAACACGTTTAACGACAAACAAACCCAGATCTTCACCTCTAACCCACTTGTCAGGGACAATCTCGCCTGTTAGAGGGTCATAGTAGGCCATGTCAGGCCCGTAGTTGTTGCACTCGTACCAGTGCTGGCAGATAGCACGTTCAGTGGCGCTAAAGGCCACAAGGCCGGAGGATTTGAATTGGACTTCATATCTTGGCATGATGTGCTCCTATCAGACGTTAGACAATGATCAACCATCACGAAGGCATAGTCGTGATTAGCAAGCTGTCCGCCGACAAGTTTGTAATCCCAGTGCATCTTAGCCAGCAAGGCATAAGCGGCCTTGGCGTGGCAATCCATGCCTGAAAACTCATGTGGATAGTTGATGGTCACCGAACCAGCAGCGCATGTTGCTTTGATGCGCGAACCCTTGCTGTTAGTAGGGCAGAGATACTTGGTTTGAATTGCTTGCATGATAGTCCTTGAAGTTGCCAGTCACTCACTGGTGGGAGCTAGTGCTTTAACGTTGCACTGCATAGGATTCTATCAGGTTAGACAAAACCCTACACGGTGTATTGTTATTACCCGCGATAAGCAAGCAAGACACCTACAAAGGCGAAGCAAGCGATACACGAGACAGCTATAACCATTGCTTCGAGTTTGGATTCTTGAGGCTCTACTGTGTAGGTCTCTGTGTGTTGACTGTGTTTCATGGTGTGTCCTTGGTGGTTAGTGTGAAAGTACACTCCAAAGCCCTGTTACAGGCTTTAGGCTGTGCTGTCAACGCAGTGCTCAGGCCATCGAGTGCTTGACTGCCTCGATCAGTTGAAACTGTGCATATTGTGCCTCAGTGATGGCAGCCTCATTGAATTTGACTGTGTAGTCGTTAGCAACTTCGTATACACCTGTAACGTGTTGGTCTTGGTTGAGTGTTGCGATAAACATGATGTGTTCCTTCGTGGTTGAGGTAAGCAGGGCAGTCCGATCACTGAACCCATGACTGAACTATAACAGACTGATTGAGGATGTCAATAGGTTTATGCTTGATTGTTACACATTGTTACACTTTAATACTGTCGCTCCGCTGGAAGCGTTTAAACGACCTACAAGCTACGATCGATCCTTGCCCTACCTAACCCCTTGGCAACTCTTATCAACACCAGTAGTACTACTTATCCACAGTTCTGACTCTTATATAAGACTAACAAGGTGTGGATAACTTAGGTATGGACTTTGCAGTGCTGGGGATAA